CCTGAAATCACCGCAGATACAGCCTAAGAACTCCATTCCAGGTATTACAGTAACGACTGAACGTACAGTTCTTTCAGGCATTTCTGTAATTTCTGTACAGACAGAAATGGTCATATGGTACGGAATGACTGTTTTAGCGGTTGTTAGGGGCATGAACTCGTATCCCATACCCCATATAGCCTCACATACGGCAACAGGCAACCTGGCGCCCACCGTAGCCCCTGGTAGCCCTGGAAGTGGGGAATGGCGGATCTAGTGAAGGCCCGAAAGGGTGCGAATCAGGGCTATTGGTCAATAGTGCCAAGTGGGAAAGCCTGGAACCCGCATAGGTATGCGGTTCTTTACATAATACACGTTATACGCACCTCTAATTCAGGGCTCGAAATGGGGTCAAAGTGGGGAAGAAAGTCGAAGGGTCCCATGCCCGACTACGGCGACTTCGGCATACTCTCCCGCTTCTAACTCTCCCCCAAAACCAAAAAAAGAAAGCCGAAGTGAGCCCCGGTTCTGTTAGTTATGCTATTCTTGGTGGGGACAAATTCTGAAAAAGTGACAGCGGCATGAATCAGTCAGCGACGAACCATGTAGTTCCGGCTCCCATTCGTGAGGTTTACATGGATGGTGTTGTGGAGAGGGTGAGGCAATTGGGGCCGAATGTTGATGCGGATGGGGTTCCTGGTTTGGTTGCCAGGGGTGTGATGCCGTTTCGATTTTTACCGTACCGGGCTGATTTTCAGGAGAGGTTTCTGGGTTGTTCCGAGGCACAGCACGTCAATGACGTATTGTTGGTTGAGGGGTTTTATTCAGGTTCTGGTTCAGATCATGCCAAGAGAAAGAAAGCCGCCCGAGAGCGGGTCAAGAAGCGCCGCCAGCGAGCGTGTTAGGCTTTGGCGGTTGAGGAATCCGGAGAGGTACAGGGAGTACCAGCGGGAGTACATGAGGCGTCGACGTGGGAAGTGAATATTTTGATGGTGGCCTAAAGCGAGAGCGTACTCGGTTAAACGTCCGGGGGGCCACCCACCAAAATGCTCAAAGACTGAATGAGGATTGAACTCTCTTACACGCCCCAGGACCGGCAGGTTTTATTGCATTCGACCCTAGCTTCCGAGATTTTGTACGGGGGTGCTGCTGGTGGTGGTAAGAGCCATTCCATTCGATGGGATGGTTACGAATTTTGCATGAAGAATCCTGGTTGTATTGCGGTTCTTGTGCGACAGACGCTTCCTCAACTCGAGAAGAACCATATTCGCAAGGTCCGGCGTGAACTTCCGCGGGAGTTGGGCGAATACCATGAGACCCGCAAGGTTTTCAACTGGTGGAACGGCTCTATCATGGCGTTCCAGCATTTGGAGTATGACCGGGACATTAACGATTTCCAGGGTGACGAGATTCACTGGTTGGGGATTGACGAGGCGGCTTTATTACAGCCTGATCATTTGGCGGAGATTAAGACTCGTTTGAGGTTAGGAGGTTGGTCTCCTACCGACCCTGAGAGCATTCTTCGGTTGCCTCGCTTGGTGATGGGCTCGAATCCTGGTGGTCCGAGCCATTTTTATTTGAAAGAGGGGTTCAAGGACCCCGCTCCCCCGGAGACCATGTTCGATGTTGTTGCCAGGGTGAAGAACCCGGTGACTGATCTTTTCGAGGATGTGGTCAAGACGCGGATTTTCATTCCGGCGACCATGCGCGATAACAAGTATCTCGACATGGAGTACGCGGCTCAGTTTTCTGAATTACCTGAATGGCGTCAGTCTCAGTTACGTGATGGTGACTGGGACGTGATCCCGGGTGCGTTTTTCGATTGTTGGGATATCGAGAACATTATCCGGCCCTTCAAGGTCCCCAGGCACTGGCCTAAATGGCGTTCTTGTGACTGGGGCTTTGCCACGCCTTTCTGGATTGGTGAGTGGACTGTTGCTGACGGATCGACCAATGTGGGGACTGCTGACAATCCGCTTATTCACCCTGCCGGCTGTCTTATTTGCATCTGGGAGTGGTATGGCCAGGGCGAGAAGAAGAACGTAGGTTTGAGGATGGATGCCGGCGATGTTGGCTCTGAAATCATTCGTAAACGAGGCAAGGTCAAGGCCGGTCCTGCTGATCCTTCGATGTGGCGAACAGATTCCGGTCCTTCTGCGGCCGAGAAAGCACATAAGTCGGGACTACGCTTTTTCAAAGGCGACAATCAAAGACCCGCGGGCTGGCAGGAAATGTACCGGCGCATCGATGACAATATGCTGTTATCTTTCACCAGCAACACTTATTTGAACCGCTGTATTCCGTCCTTGAGGGCTGATCCGATGAAGCCGGAGGACGTTTTGAAAGAGGGTGAGGATCATCCCGGGGACGGGGCTCGTTATATGTGCATGTCAAGACCTTACAAAGTCGATCGCGACGTACCAAAGCCTGATCCTTTGGCGCCGTTACGGTTTAGTGATCTGAGAGACATTCCCGAACGAAAGCAACGATGGATTTAATTTATGCCGACTAAAGACGTCAAATTTTACACACGGCAGTTAGACCTTGCCGACAAGGAAGAGGACAAGTGGCGCGAGCGCGCGAAAAAAGTCATCAAGACTTATCGCGACGATGAGAACGAGAAGGGTGAATCGCGTTTCAATATCTTGTGGTCGAACACGCAGACGCAGCTTCCCGCGATGTATTCCGCTACTCCTGTTCCTGACGTTCGCCGCCGTTACAAGGACGAAAATCCCATCGGCCGGCAGATCGCGAAGATTCTCGATCGTGCGCTTCAATACACTTTGGATTCCGGATCGAGTTACGATTTTGATCGCATGGCGGAAAAACTTGTTTTGGATTTCTTACTTCCTGGAAGAATGGTTGCGAGGGTTCGTTACCATCCGTTTTTCAGGAGTAAAGAACGTGAGGTGTCATCCCCTGTTCCCTTCAAGGGTTCGAAAAAGCGGGAGGACGGAAACTTTCTCGGCATGGAGAAGTACGACGAGTTGGTGACAGAAGAGGCGCGCTCGTATCACGTCCCCTGGGAGCAATACAGACAAGCCCCGGCCGATTGTTGGGACGATGTTTGGTGGATTGCTTATGGTGATAACTTTCTCACCAAGGAAGAAATCATCGAGCAGTTCGGCGAGGAACACGACACCGTTCCCTTGAAGTTCGGCGATGACGCAACAGAGTCCGAGACTGAGGGCGATGGTATTAAACGAGCCCAGGTGTGGGAGTTGTGGGACCGCGATGACAAACGAGTTGTTGCTGTTGTCAAGGGCTATGACAAGTTCCTCTTTGAAGAACCCGACCCGCTGAAACTTCGAAATTTCTACCCGGGACCGGAACCGGCGATGATGATCGAAACCCCGGACTCGATGATCCCCATTCCGGAATACACCATGTACCAGTTCCAGGCCGAGGAACTGAATTTAGTCTCTGAGAGAATTTCCAAACTCGCCGATGCAATGAGGGCCAAGGGCTTTTATCCCGGGGCAGATGCAACAAAGATCAACGAACTCATCAAGTCGAACGAGAACATGCTGATCCCCGTGGATGACTGGGCCGCTCATGCGGAAAAGGGTGGACTTAAAGGTGTGATCGACTGGCTGCCGATTAAAGATATCGCCGATGTTTGGCAAAGACTTATCGTGCAGCGCGACCAGATCATACAGGTCATTTTCCAACTCATCGGTATCTCTGACATTCAAAGAGGCTCGTCCGACCCTCGGGAGACGAAGGGCGCCCAACAACTAAAAGCGAACTTCGGCTCACGAAGAATGCTGCCGAAAACGCAGCGCATACAAAGATTCTTCCGCGACATTCTAAGACTACAAGCCGAGATTATCGCAGAACATTTCTCGCCTGAAACGCTTACCCGCATTACCAACACCGAAGTCACCAAAGAAGTGATGCAGGTAATGCGCGACGACGCTTTGAGAAGTTTCACCATCGATATCGAAACGGACTCGACCGTTGCACCCGATGATGAAAAGGAAAGACAGGGTGTTGCAGAGTTCCTGACCGCTTTGTCGAACTACTTAGGCCAGATAACACCGATCATCCAGGCGCAACCATCAGCCGCTGCACCTTTGGGCAAGATCATGCTGTGGATGACCAGGAAGTTCAAAATTGCGCGCGACGTCGAGGCTGAAATCGAGGGATTCATCGATCAGATATCCAACATGCCGAAAACCAGGGATGGTGAGGCCGAAGCACAAATGGCCGAAATGCAGAAGAAACTTGAACTGATGGGCAAAGAGGCTGAAGCCAAAGCGGCCCTTGCACAACAGAGCGCACAAGCCAAATCGCAGGTCGAACAGCAGGAATCCGCCGCGGATATTGCGAGAGAAGATCGCGAATCCAGGGCAGAGATTCAAAGGAAGAACCGCGAGTCGCAAGCCACCATCGAGCGTAGTCAACTCGAACTCAATCTCAAGCAACAGACCGCAGGCGTCGATACCGAGATTAAGCGCGCCAAGGCACAGACCAATAAAAAGGCCAATGAAAAGGGTGAGGTGGTCAAGAAACTGAAACTGATCCGCCAGGATGGTAAAGTAGTTGGCGCCGAAGTCAGGGAAACAATGGCCGCCAATGCGTAAGACCTATATTTACGATCCCAGGACCAAAAAGATGGTCGCGGTCAGTAAGGTAAGGACCCCGAGAGTGACCCCGCACATCATGCCCGACATAAGCCCCTATCAGGTTGTCGGACCTGAGTACGGAAAAGTGATAGGCTCACGATCTACGCATCGCGAGTATTTGAAGCGACACCAATTACACGAGGCAGGGTCGGAACGCAAGGCTTTCGGCCTGCCTGACAAAGGAGACGCCAACAATGCCTAGATGGTCCCAGTCTTTAGAAGAAAGGTTCCGGTCAAAAACCGATAAAACGACCGATAACTGTTGGCTGTGGACCGGCGCTAAAAATGGTTTTGGATACGGGACCATCAAAATAGATGGAAAAACCATTAACGCTCACAGGACGGCCCTTGAGTTGGAAGGAATAGATATTCCATCAGGAATGCTTGTGCGGCACAAGTGCGATATTGCGGCATGTGTCAACCCAGATCATCTTGAATTGGGGACACAATCCGATAATATGCAGGATATGTATGATCGGGACAGGCATCCATCACCCAAATTAACAAGACAAGACGTTGAACGAATTAAAAATTGCGTTTTGTTTGGATCTAAGCAGGCTGATGTGGCGAGGATGTATGAAATTAGCCCCTCCCATGTGAACAGCATTATTAAAGGCAGAAGATGGCAATGACCGAGAACGCTACGGACTCCCCCCCAGAGATTGAGGTAAAAGAGCCCGAAACGCTTACCGAGGCACTTGAAGCTGCCTACGACGATAATGTAAAGGAAGAAGCCCCGGAGGTTGAGGCTGCAGCGGAAGAGACTGAAGTAGTCGAAGAAGTTGCAGAAGAGATCCCCGCGGTAGTTCTCCCTGAACACTGGTCCGATGAGGACAAAACTGCCTATGAGGCAATGGACGAGAGCGGGCGCGAGTGGGCGCTTAGGCTCGAGACTAACGCATCGAAAGGCATTCAACAGAAAAGCGAGGAATTGAAGAAATTCCGGGACGTTATTGAACCCTACAAACACCTGTTTAACGGTGTCGACGAGACGCAGGCGATCCAGCAATTGCTGAACGCCCAGGCGTCACTTACGCGCGACCCTGTGGCCGGTATTAAATGGTTGATGAAAAGTTTCGGGGTCGAT